ATTCCATAATTCATGGTCAGCGGCTGAGATGGGAGCATCTGCATTCGCAGACATTCCTGCATCTTTTGAGGATTACCTACTAGGTTATGTTGCTTCTAAAGTAGCAGCTTCAAATGAGACTTTACTTTGGACAGGTGTTGCAGGAGCAAATGCTTATGATGGTATTACTACAATCTTAAATGCAGCAGGCCTTCCTGCAGCTCAGGATATTGCAGCGGTTGCTATTGACGCAGCGAATGTAATCGACCAAATGGGAGCGGTAATTGACGCTATTCCAACAACGGTCTACGGAGCTGAGGATTTAAAATTGTATGTTTCTTCCAATGTTGCAAGAGCTTACGTTCGCGCACTCGGTGGATTTGCAGCAGCAGGTCTTGGAGCAAACGGTACTGACAACAAAGGAACGCAATGGTACACAAACGGAGCATTATCTTTCGATGGTATTCCTGTATTTGTTGCTAACGGATTGGCAGACAATAACATGGTAGCAGCACAAACTAGCAACCTATATTTTGGAACATCTTTACTTGCAGACCACCAAGAGGCAGCTGTAATTCCTGTACATTTATACGACGGTTCAGACAACGTAAGAATTGTAATGCGCATGTCTTGTGGCGCTCAGGTAGGTATTCCTAACGATTGCGTAGTTTATTCTTAATAATTAATCAGAATTAGAAAAAGGTGGGTAAGATTGCCTGCCTTTTTTTATTCATAAAACTTAAAACAAATGGCGTGTGACATCACAGCAGGTCGAATTGAACAGTGCAAGGACTCCGTTTCAGGATTAAAAGCCATGTATCTAATCAATTACGAAGACCTAAATTCAGATTCTCCAACGTATGTAACTTACGGAACAGGAGACAACATTGATGAGATTACAGATTGGATTCCTGTAGACGATACAACTCAACTTACTATGTACAAATTCGAATTGAAGAGTACAGCTAATTCATTCACGACAGCAATTAACTCTAGTCGTGACAATGGTACAACATTCTTTGAACAGACTTTAGTGGCAGCATTAAAGAGACAAGACGTTGTAACTCACAAGAATGTGAAGCTTTTGGCCTATGGCAGACCGAGAATCATTGTGAGGACTATGACAGACCAATTCTTTTTAATGGGCTTAGATCAAGGCGCAGACGTCTCTGCAGGTGAAATTTCTAGTGGAGCTGCACTTGGTGACTTTAACGGATACTCGTTGACGTTCACAGCGCAAGAGGAACTACCTGCTAACTTCTTATTAGCAACTAGCGAAGCAGACTTAAAAACATTGTTTGAGAATACTGCAGGCCCTGCATTAATCAACGACGGAACAGTATAAGTTTCCTTACCTTTCATAATGTGTAATTAAGCGTCTAGAAATAGGCGCTTTTTTTGTGTTTAGGATTCAATAAGAAACAAATAATACCAAAATCAGTTATATATACAGCATGATAATACTACAGCCTATATTGACAGAGCAGAGTTTTAGCTTTATACCTAGAAGTCAAACCTATGACGGTTTATTTATCAGAGGCGAATCTACAAATGTTACAACCGAGATAACAATTACAAGCAGCATAAATGGAGATTATTACGATACCATAAATGCAACGTTTGTGAATGGAGATTTTAGCCTTGTTAAGGATTCCTTTTATACCTTAGAGCTAAGAAATGGCGCAACGGTAGTGCATAAAGACAGAATCTTTGTAACTGACCAAACGCCTGTAGTTAATTATTCCGTAAATGATGGCGAGTACATATCCAACGTCAGCACAAATGAATTTATAATGTATGAGTAACAACGTTCACATATTAGAGCTATCAGGTTATGAAGCTCCTGTAATCAAAGAATCTAAACGAGAAAATTGGGTTGAGTACGGAAATGACAATAACTATTACGGTTATCTCATTGACAGATACACGAATAGCACAACAAATAACGCTATTATAAACAATGTTATCCGTTTAGTATATGGCAGAGGCCTATCAGCTACAGATGCAAATAGAAAGCCTAATGAGTACGCTCATATGATGGCGCTATTGAGCAAGGAATGCGTAAGGCATCTATGTACAGATATTAAACTGCTAGGCCAATGCGCAATGCAAGTAATCTATACAAAGGATAGAAAAAAGATTGCTCAGGTTCATCATATTCCTGTACAATTATTACGAGCAGAAAAATGCAACGAAGACGGAAAAATCGAAGGTTATTACTACAGCGACGATTGGACAGATACAAAGAAATATGAACCTAAAAGAATAAGCGCTTTTGGATGCTCAAATGATCCGATTGAAATCTTTTTTGTCAAGCCTTACAGCGTAGGTTTAAAATACTACGCCTTAGTAGATTACACAGGCGGAATACCTTACGCAGTTTTAGAAGAGGACATTAGCGAGTACCTAATTAACGAGGTTGAGAATGGCTTCTCAGGTCGGTCTGTGGTCAATTTCAACAATGGAGTACCTGCAGAGGAACAGCAGCATATGATTAAAAACAAGGTGCTTTCTCAGCTTACAGGAACAAGCGGCGAAAAGGTCATAGTCAGCTTTAATAACAACCAAGACAGCAAGACCACAGTCGATGCGATGCCTGTAAACGATGCGCCTGACTTATACTCTACGCTCAGCGAGGAATGCTTAAGAAAAATTATGCTTTCCCACAATGTCACTAGCCCGCTTTTATTTGGAATTGCAAGCAGCAACGGATTCTCTTCGAATGCCGATGAATTAAAAGACTCGTTTGCGCTTTTCTCAAACATGATAATTGCGCCAATGCAGGAACTTTTGCTAGATGCGTTTGAGCAGATTCTAGCGTATAACGGAATTAGTTTAAATCTATTCTTTAGAACATTAAAGCCTTTGGAGTTTGTTGATTTAGAGAATGCTGTTACTGAGGAACAAGTACAAGAGGAAACAGGCCTAGAATTAAACAAAGATTTTTCAGATAAGGAAGGCGAGCAAATCCTTGACCATTTAGAAGGCGAAGAGATTGACGAAAATTGGGAGCTTGTAGATGAGAGAGCTTTTAAAAATGAAAACGGAGATTTAGACGAATGGATTGAGGAAATAGACAACAAAAAAAGCAAGCTTAGAAAGTTAGCAGATGTCATTAAATCATTTCCTAGCAGAAGCAGCCAACTAGATAAATCAATCTATAAAGTCAGATACGTTTATACAAAAGGTTTAGGAGGCAAAGGTCAATCTAGAGATTTTTGTAGGCAAATGATGGCAAGAACTGATAGAGGTGTTGTTTATAGATTGGAGGATATTGACAAAGCCTCTAGAGCAGGCGTAAATAGAAAGCTAGGGCATCAAGGTCAACCTTACGATTTGTTCAAATTTAAGGGCGGTGTCAACTGTGGACATTATTGGTCTGAGCGTTTGTATCGACTTAAAAAGAAAAAGGATGGCTCATACTATGAGGATAAAGCTTTAAGCAGCTCAGAGGAAGTGGGAAGCATACCTAAAAGCTATATGCCTACACCTAGAGGAAGGCAAAGAGCAGCAGAAACAGAATGGAGTAGAGGCGACAAAGGGCGTTATAAATAATTAAAAAACATGGCAAAAGCATTACTCATTTCACGAGCAGACGTTGTAAAATTTACGTCAATGAATGGCAATATTGATACTGATACTTTCATTCAGTATATCAGCCAAGCGCAAGACATTCATATCCAAAATATGACAGGAACGGATTTGCTTGAAAAGATACAAGCAGATATTATTGCAGGAACGCTTGCGGATCCTTATTTAAGCCTTTTAAAAGATTACATAAAGCCTGTTTTAATCCATTACGCAATGGTCATGTACCTTCCTTTTGGAGCTTATACCATCGGCAACAAAGGAATCTATAAACATGGCAGCGAAAACAGCGAAACAGCAAGCAAAGAAGAGGTTGATTTTCTAAAGGAGCAAGAAAGGCAAACAGCAGAATATTATAAACAAAGATTCATTGACTATATATGTGATAACAGCACGTTATTTCCTGAGTATTCAAGCAACACAGGATCAGACGTAAATCCAAGTACAGACAATGGCTTCGCAGGTTGGGTTTTATGAAAAGAAAATATACAGCAAAGGAAAAGAACGTAAAGCGTTTAGAAACATTTTTAAATAAATATTATGGCAGAAATACGGATAAGCCAACTAACAGCAAAGGCAAGTAATCTAGAAGGAACAGACGAGTTTGCTATTGCAGAGGATGATGGTGCAGGCGGTTATGTTTCTAAAAAGATAACAGGCGCAGAATTAAAAAACAGTAGCTTAATATTTACAACTAATAGCACTTATAACTTTAGTTTAGTAGATGCGAATAAGACCGTGTTTTTGGCAGATGCTACAAGCGTAATTGCAAGAATACCTAACAACACTTCTGTAGCTTTTGATATAGGAACACGAATTGAACTAATACAAAACGATAGTGGAAGCGTTCAAATAGTACCTGTAAGCGGTGTAACATTAAAAAGCGAAGGCGCAAAAGATAGTTTATCAGCGCAGTATTCACAAGCAACACTATTAAAAACAGATACGAATACGTGGTATTTATTCGGGGAAATAACAACATAAGAAAATGGCAAATACAATAGGTTTCGGACAAGCAGCAATAAATAATACCATTGACTACGGTCAAGGCGCAACAGATAATACTATAAATTGGGGTAAAAGTCAAACTTTATCGCCCAGCGGCGAAACTAACATAACAGGAACGCCTGATACTCCTTCCTTCAGCAATGTAAATTCATTCTTGTTTGACGGAGTTGATGAAAAAATGTTTTCAACTGCAAATTATACAGAAATAAATGGAGCGCAAAACTTTAGTGTTTCTTTTTGGTTAAAACCTATTGATACAAATAATAATTTAGTTTTTAGATTTGGAACACAAGGTAGTAATAATAGGCTTGCGTGTCTTTATTATCC